ATGGCAGTATGCCAATCTATATACTGGTGTGATTTCATCTTCATCCAGCAATGTTGAGTATCCATGGCTTGCTACATGGAACAACGGATATACTGGGGCAAAGATTACATCCACATATGTGAAGACAACTAATTACCCAGCGGTTCCATAATGGCACAGTATAGTAAGCATTACAATAACTACCTACCACAAGAGCAGACTAACTTTGAAGTGGTGATGCTTGCCGATAACTATGGCAACATCAATGCTGGAACTGGTGGCACGGCAACTGACGCTTTTGGTAGAAGCAGAATTTCTCAACCAGTAACACTCTTTGATAGTCAGCATCGTTATGAAGAGAATACTTATTGGGATACTGCCCTAACAGGATCAGCAACCAAAACTCATAATCCTTATGAGAGTTCAGTATCACTCACAGTATCTGGTGCTCTCAACGACAAGGTAGTTAGAGAAACCAAAAGAGTATTTTTATATCAGCCTGGCAAGTCGCTGCTGATTATGAACTCATTTGTTTTCAACGCTCAACTTGCTGGTCTTCGTCAAAGGATTGGATACTTTGGTGTTGATAATGGTATCTACTTTGAGAACGATGGCACAGGAAACTATCTTGTTCTTCGTAGAAAGCTTACATCTGGTGCTTATACAGAACAGAGAATAGCACAGGCAGATTGGAATACCGATCAGTTTGATGGTACTGGTCCTACTTTGAGAACGCTTGATATCTCAAAAGCAAATATCTTCTGGATGGATATTGAGTGGTTGGGAGTTGGTGATGTTCGTTGTGGATTTGTTGTTGATGGAAAAATGGCAATCGCTCATGTATTCCATAATGATAATGTAAATCCAACATCTTACATGACAACTGCTATTCTACCAATCAGATTAGAGATTGAGAATACTGCTGCTACTGGTGTATCTTCAACCATGAAGCAGATTTGTAATACAGTTATTTCTGAAGGTGGTTTTGAAAGAAAGGTAAAGAGAGCACATGTAGCTAGAGATGCTGATATCTCTGCTCTCACTACAGCATACACTCCTGTTATTTCATTTAGGTTGAACTCCTCTCACCTAGATGCCGTCATTTTACCAGAGTTATACCACGTATTCTCAACTGCTACAGGAAACTTTGAAGTTGTCATTATTCGTAATGGCTCGTTGAATGCTACTACCTGGACTTCTCAAGGAAGGATTGAATATAACACAGATGCTACCACTATCACAGGTGGCACACAGACATCTCATTTCTATGTGGCAACTACTCAACAATCTGGTGGTGTTGGTGCTGATAGCACTGGATACAACTGGGATACACAACTTACCAGAACTTTGAATGGCACAGCAGAAATCGTAACGATTGCTGCTAAATCATTAGATAATGCTGCTAAAAACATTCGTGGCGCAATCTCCTACTACGACCTGACATGAAAAAAAGAGTACCTACTGAAAAAGAAATTGCTAGAAAGCATGGTGTCTCGCTTGACTACGTTACACGTCAGGCAGAGATTGGTTCCACTATTGAAAGAGAACACGTCACCACACACGAAGAAGCTTATGGTATTGCTCTTCAGCATTTACACGAATTTCCCGATTACTACAAACACTTACTATCCATGGAAAAGAAACTCAAGAAAGAATGGGAGAATGGTAAAAAGAAATCCTACAAGCAAATGAAGGAAGATTGTGATAGGGTTTTACAAGAGAAGCAGGAAGAAAAAAAAGAAGACGAAAAAAAGTTTTGTAGGCTCTGTCAGAAACCAGAGACAAGAAGCGAATGCTCCTATGGTGAGAAAGCATGGGATCGTTTTGCGGTTCCCATCAAGTCAGTAAAGAAAGAAGAAGTAGAACTTTCCGATAGCTTTGAGTTAGAGGAAGGTGCTGCTTGGACCCGTAAGGCAGGACAAAACAAAAATGGCGGACTCAACGAAAAAGGCAGAAAGTCTTATGAGAAAGCAAATCCTGGAAGCGACCTTAAGGCACCTTCAAAGAAGGTTGGGAATCCCCGTCGCGCATCATTCTGTGCTCGAATGAAAGGAATGAAAGCAAAGCTAACTTCAAAGAAAACGTCACGGGATCCTGACAGTAGAATTAATAAATCTTTACGAGCCTGGAACTGTTAGAATAAATTATTATAATAGGTACGAATTGGAGTCATTATGGCAATGAGATTTAACGAAGATGACATCCATCGTCTGATTCGTGCTGTAGAATTTTACAAAGATATGACGGGATCTGAATGGATCTGGGATGAGTATGATACATTAGCTAAAAAATTAAGAGTTTATTTAGATCAATACTCAACCGCTGATTAATAATGACACGATTAATTACAAAAGAAGAATGCCAGGAGATGATCGATGCAGCAATTAGACGCCACAACCGTAACGCTAGCATTATTTCTATGTGTGTTGGTTGGGTCGTTCTTGCTCTTTTTGCAGAAGGTCTCCTCAGGCTCATAGGAGTTATACCACCACTACTGCCATGGATGAACATTACCCTGAAATAATAGGGATAGTTCTTTTATTAGTCTTCGCTGCCACGATGTTCTACCAGGGAACCATGATATGGAAAGGACATCGTGGATATTCTTTGCGTGATTATATGAAAAAAGACTCCGAGAATATGAGAAGAAGAATCGAAGAATTACTAAAGGAAAAATAAAAATAACTTTATTTTATCTTAAGTATGTTATATTTTGAATAAATCGTAGCTTATTGTTACATTATTTTTGCATAAGTAGTGCTATCGTAGTATCAAATGGATACACAATTATGTCAGACAAAGAATTATCCGATCTTTCAATCGAAAGAAAGGAATGTAAAAAATGTGGAGCAGTTTGGATTAATGGAGAGCATTATTGGACTGGCACTGGCAAAAGAGGTAGCGAACTTGACTTGGCGGGACTTGTTTGTAATAAGTACGGCGACGATTTTTGTATCAATCCAGCAAAAGGTAGAGAAGGTGGTGATACGTGGGAAAAACGTTTTGAAGATTTAGAAAAAAATGGTCCAGAACAACAAATCTAAATAGTTTGTAGTGTTATAGTTTGTAATGGCAGCATATGATGATGTCTATCTTGGCAATCCACTTCTAAAAAAAGCGAATGTCCAGATTGATTTTACAAAAGAACAAGTAGAAGAATATATTAGATGTAAAAACGATCCAGTATATTTCACAAAACATTATGTCAAGATTGTATCACTTGACGAAGGTCTTGTGCCGTTCAAAATGTGGGACTTCCAAGAAGAGCTTATTATGAAGTTCCACGAAAATCGATTCAATATTGCCAAACTTCCTCGCCAGACTGGTAAATCCACCACAGTGGTTTCATATCTGCTGCATTATATTTTGTTTAACGATAATGTCAATATTGGCATTCTTGCTAACAAAGCATCGACAGCAAGAGATCTTCTTGCTAGACTAGCGACAGCATACGAAAACTTGCCTAAGTGGATTCAACAAGGTGTTGTCGTGTGGAACAAAGGTAACATTGAACTAGAAAATGGATCGAAGATTCTCGCTGCTTCTACATCTGCGTCTGCTGTCCGAGGCATGTCGTTTAACATCATCTTTCTCGACGAGTTCGCTTTCGTCCCGAATCACATTGCTGACTCGTTCTTTGCCTCTGTTTATCCTACTATTACTTCAGGTAAAAGCACAAAAGTAATTATCATTTCCACCCCACAGGGTATGAACCACTTTTACAAAATGTGGATGGATGCTGTTAATGGTAGAAATGGTTATACATTCCACGAAGTACATTGGTCTCAGGTTCCAGGTAGAGACGCCAAGTGGAAAGAAGAGACTATTAAAAATACATCAGAAAGGCAGTTCACCCAAGAGTTTGAATGTGAATTCCTAGGATCGGTTGATACTCTCATTTCGGCATCTAAACTAAAAGCATTGGTGTTTGAAGAACCAATTAAAAGAAACAAAGGTTTAGATGTATACGAAAATCCAAAAGATAATTCAGAATATTTAATGACAGTTGACGTTAGTCGTGGCATCGGTGGCGACTATTCAGCTTTCATTGTTTATGATATTACAACTGTTCCGTACAGGATTGTAGCAAAATACAGAAACAACGAAATTAAACCTATGCTATTTCCTAGCGTTATTAATGATGTTGCTAGGGGATATAACAATGCTTGGGTTTTATGTGAAGTAAATGATATTGGAGATCAAGTAGCATCTATTCTAAACTTCGATCTAGAGTATCCTAACGTTCTTATGTGTGCTATGAGAGGACGTGCTGGACAAATTGTGGGACAGGGATTCTCTGGAAACAAGACTCAACTTGGAGTTAAGATGAGCATCACTGTTAAAAAAGTAGGATGTGCCAACCTCAAACAGATTATTGAGGACGACAAACTTATCTTCAATGACTACGATATCATTAATGAACTAACTACATTCATCCAAAAGAAACAATCATTCGAAGCTGATGAAGGTTTTCATGATGACTTAGTAATGTGTATGGTAATTTTCGCCTGGTTGGTTCAGCAAGATTACTTCAAAGAGATGACAGATAATGATATCCGTCAAAGAATTTATGATGAGCAGAAAAATCAGATTGAGCAAGATATGGCTCCTTTTGGATTTATTACTACAGGTCTCGAAGGTGACGAAGGTTTTGTAACTGATGGATCTATTTGGTATGGAGATGTACAGGAAGAAGTGGGATATATGTGGGACTATCGATGATGGATTTAGAAGATCAGTTTTCCCTAGAACATTTATTGTTTAAAGAAAGAAAATGCCGAACTTGTGGTCAGGTCAAAGATCTTTTGAGTGATTATTATTTAACTAGAAAAAATCGTTCAACTATTGCATCCGCCTATTCATACGAATGTAAAGATTGTACAATAAAAAGGATAGTGACTAGTAGAATGTCTTCTAATATTTTTGGCAGATGGGAATATCCTGACTGGTAGTTTGTTCATGTGTTGTTTCCCCACTTGAAATGGTCAAAATAATAAATAATTTCAGATCTAATCTGGATACCTACAGGAGAACAAAATGGCAAGTCTCATCTCGCCTGGTATTATTATCAAAGAACGCGACCTTTCTAACGCTGTAGTTACAAATGCTCTTGCCATCACTGGAGCCTTTGCTTCTACTTTTGCTAAAGGTCCTGTTGGAGAGATTGTAAATATCAGCACACAAAAAGAACTACTAGATACGTTCGGCAAACCAAATTCAAGCAACGCCGAAGATTGGTTTGTTGCTTCGGAATTTTTAAACTACGGCGGAAGACTTGCTGTAGTACGTGCCGAAACTGCTGGTCTCAACAACGCTAACAGCGGAGCAAATGCAAGTCTATTAATCAGCAACTCAGTCGCTTTCCAAACATCCACACTTGGAGAAGATTTTGCTGCTAGAACACCAGGAACCTGGGGCAATGCTTTAAAAGTTATTGTTGCTGACAGAGGAGCAGATCAAATTATTACTCTTTCTGCTGCTCCAACTACAGATCCTGTTGCTGGCGGACAAGTAACATTCAATCTTGCTGGTGGTGGAACTGCTACCGCTGAGGTTGTTTCATACTCGGCACAGGTTTTAACCGTAGTACTGGATAATCCAGCAACTCTAATCACAGAAGCAGATGCTTTTGATAACGGAGCAGATCCTGATGTTGCCATTTCTTCAGTTGCTGATTGGTGGTCAAATACCTCTGTCGGAAGTATTGCTCTTTCACAGATTGGTCCTCGCCCTGGCACATCTGAATATGCTTCTGCTAGAGGAATCAAGTACGACGAATTACATATTGCTGTAGTTGATGCTACTGGAGCAATCACTGGTACTGCTAATACGATTATCGAAAGACTAACTTATCTTTCCAAGTTAACTGATGCTAGAGGTGCTCAAAACAACATCACATATTATAAAGATGCTGTTAATGAGTTTTCCGAGTATGTTTATACTGATGGAACTCTAAATGGTTCTATTTCACCTTCTTCTTCAGATTCTGGAGATGCCTGGGGACAAGCTTCTGGAGATGCTGGAGTAACTACTTTCAAACTCTCAGCGGGAACATCAGTAACTCTTTCTGCTGGTGCTGACGATTATGACTACAGTGCTTCTGAAATTGATTCTGCTTATGATGTATTCCTAGAGACAGAAGATGCCGAGTTAGATTTCATTCTAATGGGCGGAAGCATGGCAACCGAAGATGATACTAAACTAAAAGCTGCTTCTGTAATGGCAGTGGCACAAACAAGAAAGGATTGTATCGCTTTTGTTTCTCCATGGAAAGGAGCTCAGGTAGGAACTTCTGGTGCTTTAACTAGATCAACTCAAAAATTTAAGACTATTAACTTCTTCAATGCTCTATCTTCGACATCATATGCTGTCTTTGATAGTGGTTATAAGTACATGTATGATCGTTTTAACGACATCTATCGTTGGATTCCTTGTAATGGTGATGTTGCTGGTCTTTGTGTTTCAACCTCAGCTACTCTGGACGATTGGTATTCACCAGCTGGCACTAACAGAGGTGGTTTAAGAAATGCTGTCAAGTTGGCATTCAATCCAACTCAAGCAGATAGAGATGAACTGTATCAAGCAAGAATCAATCCAATTGTTTCTTTCCCTGGTACTGGCGTAATTCTATTCGGAGACAAGACTGCTCTTGCTTCACCTTCTGCCTTTGATAGAATCAACGTTCGTCGCCTCTTCCTCAATATCCAGAAGAGAGCAGAAGAACTCGCTAAGGGAGTTCTATTTGAGCTCAACGATGCTACTACCAGAATTGGTTTTGCTTCGGCTCTAAATTCGTACCTATCTTATCAAACCAACTCGTTCAATCAACTACATTACAGTAACCTTAACGGCTACTAAAACTGGGGTTGCTTTCAGTGAAGTTATCGGTGCTTGATATCATACACAAACAAGAGGTAAAAAACGATGGCAACTAGAATTAACGAATTTATTTCGAATATTGGTCAGGGCGTAAAGCCCAATATGTTCTCCATTGATATTCAATGGCCTGCTGGTGGATTTGCCAATGGCAATCCAACCGACTCAACAGAGAAAGATTTGATTAACGTTCTCTGTAAATCTGCTGCTCTCCCTGCTTCAAACCTTGGAGTAATCGAAGTTCCTTTCCGTGGAAGAACTGTCAAGATCGCTGGTGACCGTACCTTTGATACTTGGACTGCCACATTCTTCAACGATAAGAACATGTTGATTCGCTCATACTTTGAGCAGTGGTTAGAAGCAATGAACACACACGAGGGCAACTCTGCTCCTCTCTTTGTTCCAAACCAGAGCGAAGGATATATGTGTGATGTTAGAGTTAAGCAACTTGAAAAGCATAACGTTGAGGGCGGTCAAGTCCTTAGAGAATATGTTCTCAAGCACGCTTTCCCAACTAACGTTTCTCAAATTGATCTTGCTTATGATAGCAATGATCAGGTTGAAGAATTCACAGTTGAATTCCAGTATTCATACTGGTTTGTTCAAGCTCCTTCTTCCAGCAACCTAGATGCTGGATCAAGCGGCAGAGATGGAACCTCGAAGTTGATCGAACTTTGATCTAATAAATAGATCTATAGGAACATAGATCTATTGAGATGAGTCAACTTTTTGGTTTTATTATTAATAAGGATGGGGGGGATAAGGGACAATCCCCTATTCCCCCCAACGAAAATGACTCCCTGACTACTGTAGCAGGGGGTTATTTTGGTACTTATGTGGATGTTGATGGTTCACAGGGAAAGAACGAATACGAATTAATTAGGCGATATCGTGACATGGCATTACACCCAGAGTGTGATAGTGCTATTGATGAAATTGTAAACGAGTTTGTTGTTAGCGATGCTGACGATTCTCCTGTTGAAATTGAATTATCTAACTTAGATGTAAGTGCTGGAGTAAAGAAAAAAATTCGTGACGAATTTAATTACATCAAAAGACTTCTAAATTTTGATAAAAATGCACATCAAATAATTAGAACTTGGTATATTGATGGACGTACATATTATCATAAGGTAATTGATTTAGACAATCCAAAAAAAGGTATTCTAGAACTACGTTATATCGATCCACTAAAATTACGTAAAGTAAGACAGAAAATTAAAACAGCAGAATCAAATTCACAGGCAGCTAGAGGAACAGCCCTGGAATATGATTGGGGTGATTATGTAGATTACTATGTTTACAACCCTAAAGGATTTGCTAATAATATTAGTGTTAACGCTACATATGATTATGCTTCTTCCATGGGAATTAAGATAGCATCAGATTCTATTGCTTCTTGTAATTCTGGTCTAACCGATCTTAATAAAAAACAGCCACTAAGTTTCTTACACAAAGCAATCAAGTCTCTCAATCAACTCCGTATGATTGAAGACTCTCTAGTTATTTACAGATTGTCTCGTGCTCCAGAGCGTAGAATTTTCTACATTGATGTTGGCAATCTACCAAAGATTAAAGCAGAACAATACCTTCGTGACGTGATGGCACGTTACAGAAACAAACTTGTATATGATGCAAGCACAGGAGAGATTCGTGATGATAAAAAGCATATGTCGATGCTTGAAGATTTCTGGTTACCTCGCCGTGAAGGCGGTAGAGGAACTGAGATCACTACACTCCCAGGCGGTCAAAACCTTGGCGAACTCAAGGATGTTGAGTATTTCAAAAAGAAACTTTACAACTCACTCAACCTACCACCTTCCCGCCTTACGGATGACAACAAAGGGTTTAATCTTGGTAAGACCACAGAGGTTCTTAGGGATGAACTCAAGTTTACTAAGTTCATCGGTCGTCTCCG